GAGTGCGCTGTGCCAATCGTTCTTTGAGTGCGGTGATGGCTTTTTCATAGATTGATTTACGCTCAATCATTAGCGTTTCCAACGCATCAAGCGCCAGCTTCATTGCTTCTTTGTCAGTCATGCTAGTCCCCTTGTTTTCTACATTTTCAGCGTACCGCATGATCTGGTGCTTGCGTGACCCCTGCATACCCCAATCCCCTTGCCGCTTGGCTAAATCCTCAAATGCTTCATCTTCTTCATTCATATCAACTCCCGTTGTACAGGTACAAACCGCCATTCACGTTCTGCCCTGCCTGATTTTGATTTAGTAACTTGCCCAGTTAATTCCACCAAGCCAATCTTGGCTAACTCAGGCAAGCGTCTAGCCACTTGATTGCCATCTAACCCAGTTAGTTCAGCGATGCCATCTTTGCCCCTTGCACCGAAACGCTGGAGACAATCCACAATTAATCCACTATGAAGCCGTGCCAAGTCCTGCGCTTGATCTGCGGCGGCATGGCTGGTGGATGGGTCAAGTGATCGCGCACGTTTAAAAAGCAAGGTCATCATCAAACTCCTTTTGTGGCTGGCGTTCAATTGGTTTGGGGTCGTAGCAGTTTGCCCAACCATCCCATCCACCTTTTGGCAGGGGTATCACATCTAACTTAATTTTGAGATTGCCGTTATCTTCAAACACTGTGCCAATGTTTTGATATCGTTTCTTTTCCTCGCCCATTTTGTTGATGTACGAACCAGTTACCACGGTGATGTCTTTGATCTTTTTCATGCAAGGCTTTCAAGTTGTTGGATTTTCAGTTCTACTTCACGCAAAAATTGGCTGACCATGTTTTCAAGGTGCTGGATAACTTCTTTGTCAGCCATTACACGCTTGATGAATAGTTGGTGCTTTTCAGGCATCCGTGGGTCAAAGGAAACAAAATCGCACCATGGGCGTTCTGTGCAAGCCATTTGCCACATCATTTGAGTGATGTATTTTTCAGGCACTTTTTGGTCAAGCAGGGTTGCAATGTGAGTTGCGGTATTGGGGCATTTGATCTCCACCAAACCATCATCCGCTAACCCATCAGGTGACGCACCAGACATCTCAATCCAAGGGTGGGTAATGAACCCTACCTCGGTTACCAAAATTTCCACCTTGGCCTCATAAGCGGCCCGGGCAAAAGGTTCGGTATCTGTACCCCACTGCATAGCAGAGTTGCTAAACGATTCAGCGGGTTTGCCAGTCATTCGTTCGCACACAAGTTGGGCCATGTAATTGTCCCTGCTGGTGCTGTAACCAGTCTTGGTTTTGGCAATGACATCAGCAACCCTGCTGGCGGTGACTTTGCCACATCGGGCGGCAAACCATTCTGTTGTACCTTGGTCCATCATTCGCCTTTCAGTTCGTTGGCTAATTGAGTCTCAAGCAAAGCCTTTTTAGCGTCCTTTTTGGCGATGACTTTGGCAACCCATGCCTGTTCACCTTTGGCGGCTGTATACGCTGTTTTGTAGGCTTTCTGGAGGTCTGCTATCGTGATGACTTCATCCATTGCCAAAAGTAAATCAACCATTTGATGCTCATTAACTTCTGACTTAACCTCGGTGCGGCGAGAACCTGCATTGCCATCATCGTCCTCAGGCGCAATGCCACAAGCCGCCATCAAACTGTACCGCCGTGCATAAGTCAAAGCCGACCCATAACCCTGAGGGTCTTGCTTAGATGCCGGCACATGGAGAATTCCGCATTCAAGCATCTCGCCTGATTCGTGCACGAACATGGTTTCTACCATGACCCCATCGTTGCAGTCGTAGCATTTTTGAATCAGGGCAATTCCGTTGTCGTTCAACCCTTGAATCACAGCCTCAACGCAAGCTGATAGGTCGGCGTAGCGGCTTTTAAAGTGCGGATTGGTGGATGACTTGAGAGCAGGGCCAAAAGCCTTTTGTGCTTTGACCAGTGCGGTTGCGATGTTTTTCATTCTGAGTCCTTTGCGATGAGTTGAGTTTCGAGGTCTTTGATGTATTCCTGGGCGGTTTCTAAAAGATTGATATGAGTTCGCAAATGCGATTCCAAAAGCCCAACGTGATAGGCCAAGCGGTTCTGTGCGGGTTCGCCAGCGTATTGTTTGTCGGCAACAAATTTGATGTTGTCAATGATTTCGTTAGCGTTCATTTCATGGCCTCCAAATAAAAATATCAAGGCAAAGCACGATCAAGGCAACCAAGGCCAAAACCCTGATAACTTTGTCGCCAGTGGAATGTTTGGCAACGTGGATTTCAATGGCTGCGCCATACTCAACTGTGTGAGGGAAAGCCTCATTCATCGTTCTGGGGTGTTTCATCTTGTTCATCCTCTGGTTGGTTGTCGGGGTTGTAGTCTGTGTTGCGGGTGAGGATTTGCCCCCACCGCCATTCTTTGTAGTCGTCTGAGTACATAAAATTTAAAAGAAGGGCCGAAGCCCAACCTAAATTAAGCAAGCAAAATTTCTTCAGCTTCAGATTTCAGCCGATTGCCATTGCCAAACCAAGCATTGTTCATGCGAGTATCTACGTTGTGCCCACGCTCATGGTCAACGTATTGGGTAACGGCGTTTAGTAAGCCCCATTTAGTACCATACACGCCATTATTATTTGCCCCTATACCTGCACCATCAAATAGTTCCAAGACGCGTTTAAAGCCGCGAGATTCCTTAAAGGTGCTGGTTTGTGGATTAAAAGATGCAGGGAACAGCGTGTTGGTAAATTCACGAGCAAATTCGGTGCTGACACCTATACGAGCTAATTTGCGGTACTTGTCCATCATGCCCTCAAAGCCACCAACAATTAGTCCTAAACGGTCACGCATGAGACTAGCGTCAAAATGTGCTCCGTGGGTAAGGTTAACGCGGCTTGGTGCAGTTTCTGCATCGGCTGCAGACAAAGTGTTATTGCACACTACGCGAATGCTGGTGAACTGCCCTATGGTGGCTGCTGTACCATCAAAGCTGGTGGACAAAAGCAAGTAACCACGCACAGCATCATCATGGAGTACTACAGCTTCTTTGTTCACATTAGCCAAAGCCCAAATGCGTTTACCGCCTTTAATAGCCCCGGCAACTTCTAAAGTAAATCCAGCAGATTGCACCAGCGTGTTGAAGAAATCCAGCACGTCAGCGGGTTGGTGCACCTTATAACGGTCAGTCACAACGCCTAAAGGTGCATTTGTGTCATTGCGATAGATTACTTTTTGGTTGGGGATTTCGCTGTAATTTTGCCCATCAAACGAGAACATAATGGGTTGCAACTTTGCTTCCCAATCTAACCCAGCCTCTTTGCGCCAGACATCAATGGGTGCATCAGGGGTTAACTGTTGACCAAGGCCATGCCAAGGTGTTGTATTGACAAAAGCAATTTCTGCTTTGCCAGTGACTGTGTTGTTTTCAATCATATGTGCCATGTGAGACTCCTTAAATACCCTATGCGGAATTGCTGGGGCATGGTTGCATTGTAAAGGGTTCTTAACAAGCCGTGTAAATTACTTTTAATAGTTGACTAAATTGGTATGGTATTAATGTTCACGGCTCTTAACATAGAATAGGAAGATGACAAAAGAACAGGCTACCAAATTGGCGGGGTCACAGAGTGAGCTTGCAAGGATTCTTGGCATCAGCCGTGCGGCTGTGAGCCAATGGCGACAGATGCCTGAGGGCAGGGTTTGGCAACTCAGGGTCTTGAAGCCTGAATGGTTTTTGGGTTAAAATGGATAAAAGACGCTTGGCGGCGTTTCGTAGTGGGGTTAGCCCTGAAGTCTGCTGGTACTACGCCAGTCCGCCAACATCCACCAGGATGAGACCTCAGGGCTAGCCCTTTTTTTTTGGGCTTTTATGCACTATTACCAATTCAACATTGGCGATTACAAGTCGCACACAAACCATTTGGATTTACTTGAGGACTTGGCATACCGCCGACTTCTTGACCTGTATTACCTACATGAACGCCCGTTGAACATCGGTGTAGCGTCCGTTGCACGACAGATAGGTATGCGTGAGCATGAAGACAAAGTTAAATTAATTCTTGAAGAGTTTTTCCACATTTCGCCAAATGGTTGGGTCAACCCACGGGCTGACCGAGAAATTCAGCATTACCACGGCAAAATTCAACAAGCGTCAAGGGCTGGTAAAGCATCCGCTGAACGCAGGTCTAACGGACGTTCAACGGACGTTCAACCAAACAATAAACAAGAACCAATAAACATAAAACATAAAACAAATATAAATACAACGCCTGAAGGCGTTTCACAATCTGTCTGGCAAGACTTTGTTTCACATCGAAAAGCCAACAAAGCATCAATCACCCAAACTGCAATATCTCGAATTGCTAACGAAGCTGAAAAAGCAGGGTGGACGCTTGAGCAAGCATTGACCGAATGTGTGGCTAGGGGATGGAGAGGTTTTAAGGCAGACTGGGTTACTGAAAAACAAATGCAAAATGGCTTGACAAAAACAGGACAGCGCAATGCAACTGTGCTTCAAGGTTTAACTCGCGGATTACTTGGAGGGCAAAGCAATGTCAAATTACTCGCAAAATGATTGCACCCAAGACGAAGGATTGGATTACATCTTTGGTCGCATGAGTGCAATTTACGGGGCGGCATTTTTAAGGCACTGGGAGGGCATTGACCTAAATTTGGTGCGGGAGGAATGGCAAAGACAACTTGGAAATTTTTTGACGTATCGCCCAAGCATGGACTACGCCATTGACAGGCTGGGTGGTGACTTTGTACCAAGCGCAATTAAGTTTCGGGAATTCTGTAATGCAGGGCCAGTCGTGCCGCGGTATGAGTTGCAGATTACCCATGACCCAAAGCCTGTTGACCCTGAAGTGGTTGCAGAAGCTAAACGCAAACTTGCTGAATTGAGGTCAAGATGGACGAACTAGAAAAGTTAATGTGTTCTGTGCCTGGGTGCAATAAACGCTGGTCAGTCAAAATTGATGCCCCAAAGTGCTCAGAGCATCAATGGTCAGACAAAAAGCCTGCCACCAAACGAGATATTGCAGTTGCATTGACTCACCCACCAGTCCAGCACTGGCAAGATGACGAGGTGTTTTGATGTATGACTACAAATATTTATTGGACAAAAGACGGGAAGGCCAAGAATTTAGCCTTGTTGACATCAACAGAGCGTTGCGAGATGCTGGCGACCTTGCGCCAGACAGAAGCACTGGAATGGATACGCAGGTATCGCTTGAAGGTCAAAGAAGTTGGTCGACAAAAAGCACGGATTTGGTGGGAGGATGTGAAGGCAGACATTCTGAAAAAACGTGGTCAGGCTGGTCTAGATACCTTGACTTCAGGAATGAATCATGATGTCAATCGTCTTTGATGTGCCCCTTGAACCAAAAGGAAAAGGCAGACCAAGGTTTTCCAGACACGGAAAGTTCACCAAGGTTTACACCGATCAACAAACACTTGACTACGAAACCGCAATCCAGTTCTATGCTGGCAAAGCCATGGGGTTACAGAAACCACTAGAAACGCCTGTGAGCGTTTATCTGTACATCAGGGTATCAATTCCCCAGTCGTACTCAAAAAGCCGTAAAACAGCGTGTTTAGATGGTATTGAACGACCAGCAAAGAAACCTGACATTGACAACGTAGCAAAAGCATTTTTGGATGCTATGAATGGCACGGTTTACCTTGACGATACGCAAGTTGTTGAACTAAACATCAAAAAAGTCTATTCGGCTGTGGCTGGAGTGGATGTAGCAATCATGGAGACAAAATGAGACCAGAACAAGCAGCACAAATGATCAGAGACAAAGCCCCCGCGTTTGGGGAAGCCAAAGCGCAAAGGGTATACCTTGAAGAATTCAGGAAGTCTAAAAAAGCCCTATTAATGAAAGATGCCTTAACATTGGGCATTGAAGCGGCAAACGCACAGGAACGGGAAGCATATGCACATCCAAGTTATCAACAGCTTATTCGTGGACTGGCGGAAGCAATTGAAAAAGAAGAAACCTTGCGATGGGAACTTGAGGCGGCACGACTGGACATCGAGATTTGGCGATCACGGGAAGCAACTAACAGGAATCAGGACAGGGCGCACCAATGAAATGTCCGGTTTGCGGTACATGGACAATCGTCAAAGAGAGCAGAGAATCAACAGGAAACACACGCAGACGGAGACTTGAATGCGCCAATATGCACAGATTTTCTACACTGGAGACTATCGTTGATCGAAAAACATCAATACGTCAGAAGCAAAAAACTCCTGAAAATGGTGGCAAGTCTTGATTGCCAAGCGTGTGGAAGTGGCGATATGGTCCAGGCGGCACACACAAACTGGGGAGGTGGTAAGGGACGAGGCATAAAAGCTGACGATAACCTTACGGCGGCTTTGTGTTTGAAGTGCCACTATGAAATTGACCAAGGCAAAACATTAAGCAAAGAACAGCGACAAAAATTGTGGACTGACGCACACAAAGCCACAGTTAAAGCATTGGAAAATAATTGGCCTGTAAATGTACCTAAACCGATGGAGATAGCATGAACCCAGCAGATAAAGTGGAAAAGTGGAAAATAAGCAAACTGATACCGTATGCAAGAAATGCACGCATCCACAGCGATGAGCAAGTTGGGCAGATTGCGGCAAGCATCAAAGAGTGGGGCTGGACTACGCCTGTGCTGGTAGATGAGCAGGGTGGCATCATTGCAGGTCATGGGCGCACGCTGGCGGCACAAAAGCTGGGAATAACAGAAGTTCCTGTGATGGTGGCAAAAGGCTGGTCAGATGCCAAGAAACGCGCCTACGTGCTGGCCGACAACAAGCTGGCTATAAATGCAGGCTGGGACAATGAAATGCTGGCGCTTGAGCTGGGCGAGATTGGTGATCTGGGCTTTGACCTTAATTTGATTGGTTTCAGTGCTGGAGAAATTGCCGGATTAACTTTTGAAGAAAAAGATTTATATCCTGATTCCAGCACGCAAGAAATTGATCCAGATGATTACAACATGGGACATCAATGCCCAAAATGTGGATTCGAGTTTGATGATGATAAATAAACCAGATTGCGCTTGGAATTTGAAAGACCTTGAAGTTGTTCCAAAAAACGGCATCAAAGTCATGAGCACTTTTGCTTGTGGTGGTGGTTCCAGTATGGGATATAAACGCGCTGGATGTGAAGTGATTGCAGCCAATGACATTGACCCAGAAATGGCTTGGCACTACAAGCTGAACATTAACCCGAAACATTATTTCCTTTGTCCTATTGGCGAATTGCTAGAAAAAGAATTACCAGAAGAACTTTACAGCTTAGACATTCTTGATGGCTCACCACCGTGCAGCACCTTTAGCATGGCTGGAAGCCGAGAGAAAGCATGGGGTAAAGATAAGCACTTTAGGGAAGGTCAGGCAAAGCAAGTGCTGTCTGATCTATTCTTTGACTACCTTGACTTAGTAGGAAAGCTAAAACCTAAGGTTGCCATTGCTGAAAATGTTAAGGGAATGCTGATTGGTAATGCCAAGGGCTACACTAAAATGGTCATGACACGCTTTAAAGAGCTGGGTTATCGCCCCCAACTATTTTTGTTGAATGGCGCAGATTGTGGCGTTCCTCAAAGGCGCGAACGAGTTTTCTTTGTAGCAATCCGTGATGACATTGAAGTCAAACCATTAAATCTGGCGCCAAAACACCGATGGATAAGTGCTGGTGAAGCAACACAAGATTTACAAATATTGACTGCAGATGAAATAAAAGAAACCAAACCAGCAGAAACAGATATTAAATTTTGGCCTGGCACTAAACCCGGCAATAGTTATGCTGATGAATGGTTAAGATTAAAAGGTAAGCCATCTGGTTTTAATACAATAAGATTAAACAAACAAAGGCCGGCTTCAACAATGACGGCAACAGATTGCAGCAGACATTGGGATCAATGCCGAAAATTAACATTTCGCGAGTGGAAGCGTTTAGGTTCTTTCCCAGACGATTATCAAGCTAAATCAGACAAGATTGGCAAGTACATGATTGGCATGAGTGTTCCACCTAAAATGACTGAACAAGTTGCCCGTGCGGTGATTGACCAGTGGCTTTTGCCTAATTT